TGATGCGCGGGCAGCTCTTGCACCTTACCCGGGACTTCACCTCGATCTGCATGGGCCTTGATGGGCGCCCTGGGCGCATCATCTGGCTCGGTACCCCGCAGAGCACGGACAGCATCTACAACACGCTACCCTCGCGGGGCGTGGCTATCCGCATTTGGCCCGGCCGGTACCCCACTGCTGCTGAGGTAGATAACTACGGCGAGTACCTCGCGCCTCTGCTGGTCCGGCGCATTCGGGACGATCCTGCATTGCAGACCGGCGGCGGGCTCCTTGCTGACAAGGGCCAGCCAATTGACCCCTCCTACCTGGGAGAGGAAGTCCTACGGCGCAAGCTGCTGGACCAGGGCGAAGCGTACTTCCAACTCCAGCACATGCTGGACACCCGCCTGTCGGATGCCCTGCGGTACCCGCTGAAGCCCGAAAGGCTGATCTTCATGCGCCTGGACCAGACTGGTCGGGTACCCATGGAGATCATCCCTGGGGGCACCAGAGACAGTCTGGTGGACTTCTCTGTAGGTACGCACAGGTTCCGCATGAACCAGCCGCAGTCCGGTACAATGGCCTCCTACACGAAAGTCGTAGGCATCCATATGTACGTGGACCCCGCTGGTGGCGGCCAGAACGGGGACGAGACTGGCTTCGCCGTCAGTGGTGCAGCCAACGGTAACATCTTCCTGTTCGCTGTAGGTGGTGTGCCGGGTGGATACGAGCTCAACAAGCTAGAGACCCTAGCTGAGGTAGCTAAGCGGTGGAAGGTAAACATCCTGACCATCGAGAAGAACATGGGCTATGGTGCATTCCGAGAGGTGTTCCTGCCTGTGCTCAAGCGTATCCACCCGGACTGCGCCATCCTGGATGACCTAGTGCACGGTCAAAAGGAACGGCGGATTCAGGGTACCCTAGAACCCATTGTAGGGCGCGGGAGCCTCATTGTCAATGAGGACTGTGTGGCCGAGGACTGGCAACAGGCCCAGCGGTACGGCCCCTCCCTAGCCCTGACCTACAGTTTCTTCTTCCAGTTCTGCAAGCTCACGCTTGAGCGCGGCGCCCTTATCCACGACGACAGGCTTGACGCCGTTGAGGGTACCTGCCGGCACTGGCAAGTTCAACTCGGGCAGGATCAGGGCAGCCTCCGGAAAAAGCATGAGGAGCAACTTTGGAAGCAAATGACCTCAGACCCTCTCGGGTACAAGCGATACGCCCCTCCGCAGGAAAAGAAAAGCATCCTGGACCGCCTGCGCCGGCGGTGAGGGTCATCGACCCACTAACCCACTGGGCCGCCATTGAGCGCCTACAAGCCATCTGCTTTCCTGCGGATGACCCAGTGAGGATTGGCCCTTACGACGTGTGGGTGGGGGCTTTTATTGGCAGGGACCTTGTGGGTTTCACCTGCTTGACGTGGGTAGGAGTCTGGTACTACAGTCGTGCTGGGGTTCTCCCTCGCGCTGCTGGCAAGCGCCTGCAGCTCCGCATGCTGCGCCGTGCCTTGCGGGAGACCCAGGGCCTTGTCGTAAGTGACTGCACCACGAGCAACCCAGCCTCAGCCAACACCATGATCCGGGCGGGCCTCAAGCCCTACTGGCCGGCGGCCCCATGGGGCTTGCCAAACTCGATCTACTGGAGACTCGACCGATGAGGCTCGAACACCTGCCCACCCCGGGCCCCTTGTCCAATGGCGTGCTGCTCTCGAAAGAGGTCCTGAAAGCCATCAACTACGCCCAAGTCCAGGCGGAACTTTCCAAAGGTTCCTCTGAGGCTGGCGCTGCCCTCTCAAAGTTCTTCCTGGAGTGCGCCAAGATTTGCGCCCCGCTGACCATCAAGAAGGAGAAGAAGCATGCCATCGAATGACGCCCTCTCGCGCGAGATCAATGCCCTCGCCAGTGGCGAGCGCCTGCGCAACGCCCTGGCCCGCGCCATTGACGAGGCCCTGGCTGACCCCCAGAACCGCAAGCGGACGCGGCTGATCGCCGTGCTGAACAGTGCAATCGCCCTCCTGCCTACGCCGGACGCGGCTGCGCCCACCATCACGGCTCGCCAGAATCTCGCGGGCGTGAACACCATCCGCATCACTTGCAGCGAGGGCCTGGACCCCGAGCAGGTTCCGCTGCCGGCGGCCTTTGCCATCGCACCCGCGCGTACCATCATGGATGTTGAGATTCAGGGTGCGTTCATCCTGCTGCACTATGCCGGCGCAAAGCTCGTCGCCGGTGACAGCCCGACCGTTGCCTACACACAACCCGCAGCGTCCCAGCTTCGGGTCACGGACAACGCTGGTCTCCTGCTGGCTACCTCGGCGGCAACCGCAGTCACGGTGCTGTAATGGTCCTCGCCCGCCGTATTGTCGTGGGTGTCGCACTCGCCACTTCAGCGGCGGGTGTTGCGCTTGTTGGGCACCATGAGGGCTTTCGCAAGCAGGCTTACCGGGACCCCGTAGGGATCGTGACTGTGTGCTACGGGCACACGGGTACGGCCCGTATGGGGCAGTCGTACTCCAAGGAGGCCTGCCAAGCCCTCCTACAGAGTGATCTCCGTGCGGCCGAAGCCGCTGTGCGGCGGCTTGTAAAAGTGCCGCTGACGCAAGAGACTTTCGACGCCCTGGTGAGCTTCACTTTTAACGTGGGTGAAGGAAACCTTGCAAAGTCCCGCCTGCTCCGCAAGCTGAATTCGGGGGACTATGAGGGAGCCTGCCGTGAATTGCCACGCTGGATTTACGCCCGTGGGCAGATTCTGCCCGGACTCATTACCAGACGCAAGGACGAAAAGCACTTGTGTCTGTCAGGTCTGCAATGAAGCGGTATGACCCTACTGCTGGTCGCCTGCAGCCCGTCGCACCCATGGTGCCAGCCTCGGGCTCCGGGCCCATACCCGCCCGCGGGCAGCCCACCAGTGAGCAAGCCAGCGCAGATGACGTAGGCACGATTGTCGCTGGCGGTACCCAGGATGGCATCACGGCAGTGTACAATACGCTGCTGCGGGCCATTAACCTCACGAACACCGACAAGGGTTCCTCTGCGGTGACTGCTCACACAACCCTCGCAGACCCACATCCCCAGTATCATACAGCGGCAGAAGTGGCGAGCAACATTGCTACCCACAGCTCCGCTGCTGACCCACATGGGGACAGGGCGTTTGCGACCACAGCTGTAGCCAACCACGTTGCGCTCGTGGACCCCCATACGCAGTACGTGCCGAAGGCCGGTGGTACTATGACGGGTGCCTTGGTGGTGCCGAACGTGGACTCCACAGGGGACAACGTTCGCATCCGCACTGCACGGACCCCGGCAACAGCAACCGCTACTGGGCTGCCAGGGCAGATCTGCTGGGACGCTACCCACCTGTACGTCTGTGTTGCCACCAACACCTGGAGGCGCATTGCTCACTCGACTTGGTAATCACCTGATGGTCACCCTCCTCCTAGCTACCCTGGTGGTAGCCCTAGGCGGAGGGCTTTTCGTCGTTTGGGAAGACAAAATCCAGCAGGCCGCTACCCACAAGGCGGAAATGGCCGCAATGCAGGCAGCCCTTCAGAGCCTCTACAAGGCGCGCGAAGCCGATCAGGCTACCTTGGCTCGTCTTCGCCAGAAAAACGCCGCCACGGCCCGAAAAACGGCCTTCCTGGGCATGTCTGTTGGGGCTGCCGTCGGCGCAAACCCCGATTGGGCGGCCCAACCGCTCCCGAAGGAGGTAAAAGATGCTCTTGAAGCCGCTCGGGCTGGGGCTCCTGGCCCTGATGTTGGCGGGCTGCGGGACAATCAGGCCCCCTGAGGTCCAAGTTTTGGTGCCCCCGGAGGCGCTTCTGAAGGAATGCGTGTACGTCGAGCCACCTCTCCGAACCAACGGGGAGCTTGTGCAGGCTTACGTGGCGCTGCAGGGTGTCTTGGCACTGTGCAATGATGACAAAGAGGCCCTCCGTGAGTGGGCGCAACGCTTGAAAGGTACACAATGAGTTCTCCGTACACCAGCACCTTCCCCATTTCTGTACTCGCGGATGGTCCACAGGCCATCAACGCTGTGTTGTGGGAGGCGGACCTTGGGGACACCGAAGATTCGCAACTCGTCCTACAGTTGTGGGAAAACGGTAACCCCGCTACCCTCAACGTAGATTTTTCGACCGACCCGTTGGTCGCCGGCTGGACTACCGGCTGGGTGGAGAGTTCGGTGCCGGCGGGGGTGCCGGTGGTGGGCTTTAACGCCCTGGGCTTGTACACTGTCCCCAAGCTGGCGCGGTTTGTCCGTGTGCGGGCGGTCAATGCCACTGCGTCTGGCAACGTGCGCTTCTCTGTCGGGGTCAGTCATGGCTGGGTACGAGCCCTGGCATCGTCTATCCAGGTCAACACTGGGCAGTCGGCGCACGATGGTGCCATTGCTGGCAACCCTATGCGCATTGGTGCTCGGGCCCTGTCTGTGCCATACGCTGCAGTGGCCTCTGGGGATGTTGCGGACCTCACGAGTACCCTGAACGGGGCTTTGATCCAGAAGCCCTTCAGCATCCCGGACGCGGACTGGGTGTATGCTCCCCCTGCGGGTGGTATTGTGGTAGCAACGGACATCGTGGTACGGGCTGCCCAGGCGGCTGGTATCCGTAACTACGTCACTGCTGTCCAGGTGCGCAACACCAACGCTGTGGCTACGGAACTGGTCATCAAGGATGGCCCGTCCACGGTACTGTGGCGTACCTTGCTGCCGGCCAACATGGCCTTCAGCATGGACTTTGACTTCCCGACGCCTCTCCGGGGTACTGCGGCTACGGCGCTAAACGTGCAGTGCGTCACCGCGGGCGCTGCAGTGTACCCGAACTTGCAGGGGTACTCGTCGTCCTAACAGGAGGCTCCCTAGCGGGCTGGACCCAAAAATTGGGTTGGGCATGCGAGGGGGGCCCTCCCCAGATGCCCCCCACCCGCTCCCCCATGGGCCCCCCCTCGCGATACCGCGCGCGCCAAGGGCAGCCCCCGGGGGTCGCCCGGCAGGGGCACAGACAACCCGGTCCCGATAGTAAGGGAGGGGGGGGGAGCCCCATAGGGGGACCCCTAGGGGTACCCATGGGGGCGATCTATATCCCCTCCGGGAGCCCCATAGGGAGCCCCATAGGGAGCCCCATAGGGAGCCCCCTAGAGAGCCCATAGGGAGCCCCATAGGGAGCCCCATAGGGAGCCCCATAGGGAGCCCCCTAGAGAGCCCATAGGGAGCCCCTAGGAGGCCCATAGGGGAACCCTAGAGAGCCCC